AAGGAGGCATCCGAGCTTTTACAGGGCGTATGGCTTGTGGAAGTTGCGGAGCTGGATGCATTCAGACGTACGGACGTTGCCCGCATCAAACAGTTTCTTTCCCTCAGGGCTGACCGCTACCGTGCGGCCTACGGCAGGAATGTCAAGGAACTGCCAAGGTGCTGTGTATTCTTTGGAACCTGTAACCAGATGGATTTCTTACAGGACACCACGGGTAACCGCCGTTTCTGGCCGGTTGACGTAGGCGAACAGCCGCATACCAAGAATGTGTGGGATGATCTTACCCAGGACACCATAGACCAGATATGGGCTGAGGCAAAAGCACGCTGGCAGATGGGCGAGGCAACATACCTCACTGGAGAGGTTGAACGCATGGCTCAGGAGAAACAGGAACAGCACCGCGAGGCATCCGCAAGAGAAGGTATCATAGAGGAATTTGTTTCAAGGCAGGTACCGGACGACTGGAGCAAGTGGCCGATTGACCGCCGCCGTGACTACTGGGCGAATAATGCAACCGGGGATTATAACCTTGTTGACCGTGACCGCATAACAGCTATTGAGGTATGGTGTGAACTGTTTAACGGCCAGATTAGAGATATAAAAAATACAGATACAAGGGAAATTAACTCCGTTTTAGCAAATTTACAAGGTTGGAAACGCTCAGATAAGCCATTTAGGGCGGGTCCGTATAACACACAAAGGGGCTTTGTAAATAAGTAATAGGCTCTGTTACATTTTGCGTTACAATCGCGTTACATTCTATGTTACATATTAAAAAATGTAACAGTTAGATTGTTACAATGTTACATAGTTGTAACGCAAAATGTAACAGCAAAAAACCCTTTATTTACAAGGCATATAGCCAAAATGTTACATTGTTACATATTTTTCTAATATACCCTATGAAATAGAGGAAATAGGGAGTAATTATACATCCTAAAACGCCTAATGCGTATGCTCATATACGCGCGCGAGAAAAAATGTAACACCGGATTTCAAAACCGCACTTCCCCACTCAGCTATCACTTGAAAAAGGTGTGATACAAGAGTGACTATGAGAGCAAGCGAGGAATCAGCGTGGACACGTTTTCGCGCACGATGGAATTTGAAGGGAGGACAGCCGCCGATGCTGGAAAAAGAAATTGAAGAAAAGCTCAGAATCGGGATAAAAGAAATTGGCGGGCTTTGCCTTAAATGGGTAAGCCCTGGATATACAGGCGTGCCGGACAGAATTATACTGCTGCCCGGTGGAGTTATCCGCTTTGCAGAGCTAAAGGCTCCGGGCAAAAAGGAACGTAAGCGCCAAGAGGTAGTACAAGGCATTCTCAGGAGCCTTGGATTTGTTGTGTATAACACTGTTGATAGTGTGGATAAAGTACAACATATAGTATCTGAATGTTGGGAGGTTATACAACATAATGAGTAAGCAGTTTATACCCTACCCCTATCAGCAATATTGCATTAACCGGATTATCACGGATCCATACTTGGGACTGTTTCTGGATATGGGACTTGGAAAGACGGTTATTACGCTGACGGGGCTACACAGTCTTAAATATTATTACTGGCAGATCCGCAAAGTCCTGATAATCGCTCCAAAGAAAGTTGCGGAAAGTACATGGAGCAAAGAGGCGGATAAGTGGGATCATCTTAAAAACCTCAGAATATCCGTTGTACTTGGAACAGCCAAGCAGCGTTTGACGGCTCTTAATGCAGATGCCGACATCTACATTATCAATCGTGAAAACACGCAATGGCTTGTAGAATATTACGGTCACAACTGGCCGTTTGATGTCGTGGTACTGGATGAAAGCTCCAGCTTTAAGAACCACCAGGCAAAACGCTTTAAGGCTCTGAAAGCCATACGGCCACGCATAAACCGTATTATAGAGCTTACCGGAACGCCAAGCCCTCACGGATTGACGGACCTGTGGGCGCAGATATTCTTACTTGACGGCGGAAAGAGACTTGGCCGTACTATATCCGTTTACCGGGATATGTTCTTTGTTCCTGATAAGCGCAACCAGACAACCATATTCTCATACGCACCAAAAGAAGGATCCGCCGAGGAGATTTACCGCCTCATAAGCGATATTTGCATCAGCATGAAAGCCGAAGATTATTTGGAACTGCCGGACCTTATCTATGAGGATATTCCGGTAAAGCTGGATGCCAAGGCTCAAAAAGCCTATCAGCAGATGGAGCGAGATATGCTTTTAGAGGTTGATGATGATTTGGTTACAGCCACAACTGCCGCTACTCTTACAGGCAAATTACTACAGCTTTGCAACGGCGCTGTGTACGATGAGGACGGCTCTGTGGTTCCAGTGCATGATTGCAAGCTGGAGGTATTCATGGAAACCATTGAACAGCTAAACGGTCAGCACGCACTTGTATTTTATTACTATCAGCATGATAAAGACAGAATCCTTGCGGCCCTGGAAAAGACCGGGCTAAAAGTAAAGGTTTATACAGACTCCAAGGATGAAACCGAATGGAACGCCGGAAACATTGACATATTGTTGGCGCATCCGGCGAGCTGTGGTTACGGCCTCAATCTGCAGGAAGGCGGCCATCATGTAATATGGTTTGGATTAACCTGGGCTTTAGAGGAATACCAGCAGGCAAATAAACGACTGCACCGCCAAGGTCAGCAATTTCCTGTTATTGTGCATCGTCTCATTACACTTGGCGGAGTTGACGAGGATGTTATAAAGTCACTTGAAGGAAAAGACAATGCGCAGGAAAATCTATTGCAAGCACTGAAAGCAAGAATTGATAAAGCGAAGGAGGCTACAGTATGACAGTAAAAGAACTATCACAATTATACTGGCTTAACAGAGAGATACCGAGAGACGAGGAACGCATTGCACAACTCAGGGTAAAGGCGCAGTCGGCTCCAAGCCCCGATATGTCGGGTATGCCTCACGGATCCGGCGGAAACACCAGCCGTACAGAGAAATACGCTGTAGAGCTTGCGAGCCGTGAAAAGCTGCTTATGAACCGCAAGGCAGAACGTGACAGACTACAGAGCTTTATCAACGATATACCGGACAGTCTCACAAGGCTTATATTCTCATACCGCTTTGAAAATAACCTGAGCTGGAAAGAGGTAGCCAAAAAGATAGGATGCGGAAACACGGATGAAAGTGTTAAAAAGCGTTGCTACCGCTATTTGGATGAGGAGTATAACAGCCGCTTTGTGTAAGTCGTCCGCATTTGTCCCTTAATGTCCCGTAATTACACTTTATTTCTGATTTAGCGTGATTTATACTAAAATCGGATTTAGTGTAAGTCGGGAGTGTGGGTTTGCCTCCTCCCATTAGTCCGTGTGGCTCTCTGGCTTATGCAGGTAGAATCTAAGGGAAAGCTCTGGCGTGGTACGTCGGGGCTTTTCTTGTATATACAGAGAGGAGGCGTAAGCTGTGGCATACAGACAACAGCGAAACTATGAGAACTTAAATAAGGCAATGTTTGACGGAGCTGGCGAGTATGATATACCCATACTTGCACCGGCTGAGTGCAATGTAGAGAATTGGATCAGCTTTAATTTTGCAAAGAGCTGTGAGGAACCGGAACGGCATGGAGTACACTTCTTCATTGACGATTACCAGTTTAACAGGGTGTGGACTTCCCCGGATGTATATGTTGATATGCTGGGAAAGTTTCAAGCCGTGTGTACCCCGGACTTTTCCACCTATACGGATTTCCCAAAGGCCATACAGATATACAACCACTACCGCAAGCATTGGCTTGGTGCATACTGGCAGGCTCACGGCATGACAGTGATACCAACAATAAGCTGGAGCGACCATGAAAGCTATGAGTGGTGCTTTGACGGGGAACCCGTAGGCAGTACGGTCATAGTGTCAAGCGTAGGAACTCAGATGGGCGTAGGCGATACAGCCCAGCTCTTTCTTGACGGGTACAGGGAAATGATGCGGAGGCTGGAGCCAAAGCAAATTATCATGTACGGCATTGTACCGCCTGGACTTGAAGGAAACATTATCTCAATAAAGGCGTTTCAGCAGAAATGGAGAAATGCAGACGGATTGTAAGCTATACCCCTATGCCCCACTTTCCGACAGGGGCAAACACAAGCAGCAGAAAAACGGCAGCTTGGGGGCGAGCTACACAGCGTTGTCGCTTTCCGGGCGACAATGCGAAAATGAATGTCTGTTAAAAATATTTGACTATATAAGAAAGAGGTGCTAAAATGGGAGGCAGAGGTAGCATAAGTGGAATGTCTGCAGGTGGCGGCGGTGGCGTTACCATTCAGATGCAGACACAACCGCCTAAGATTGTTCCAACCAATCAACAGGCGCAACAGGCAAATAACGCTACTTTCTCGGCAACAGATACAGCGGACTTCCACGATCTGTTTGGTGGGCGTCAATACTTCCAGTCGCAGAACTTGGGTATTGATTCCCGTATGGCAGTAATTAACTACCTATCAGATCAGCCGGAACCTGGCAGCCTGTATTCTATGTCGCAGAATATGAATACTGCTATGGCTAATGGCACAACGCTTACAGCCAATCAGCAATATACAAGAAATAATCTTATGGCAGCTATGCACAATTTGGGTTACAACCTTAATTTGCAGAGATACGACCACGCGCCGTTTATCAATAAGCTGCTGTCAGATGTAGGCGTTAAAAATGCGGATTATACAAAGTTATCCGCGGCACAATTAAAGCAAGCTCTTGTGGGTCACACCTACGGCGAAAATAAATTCTTGTCAACATCTTACAATGATTTTAAGAACGCCGGGGCGAATAATCCATTTACCAACCGTGCCGTAAGAATTGAGTACAGAGCCAAGGCAAGCACACAAGCAATGATGCCAGGTAATGGTCCGGGAGGTCAGCTTGGAGAGATCATACTTGCACCGGGACAGTCCACAAAGATTGTGGATGTCAAATTCAGCGGCAAAAAGGCAAGGGCTAAAGGTTCACAGAGTTTATCAATTCCGCAGGTTACTCTTGTGGTTGAGATAGGATAAGGAGGCATATTATGGCAACGAAGAAATCAGAAGTTGACGCTTGGACTTCCAACGGCAAGGGCGTAAAGGTTACAAGCAAACCTACCGCAGCCCAGAAAGCTGCAGTCGCTCAGATCAATAAGGATATGGCTAAAAAGGCCGCAGGAACCAAGAAAAAGAAATAGGAGGATTCGGTTATGGGTGGCAGAGGTAGCACATCTCAGTTAAAAAGGCGTATGCCACAACCGCCACAGCAACAGACAACTCAGAATCCGATAACGCAACAGCCGCCTACCCCGGATAATACACCCGTGGTAAATGGGGCTTTAACTGCCCTATCTCAGATGTCGGATGACCAGCTTGCTACGCTTATGGCGAACAGTAAGACGGTTGATATGCCTAACCATCTGAATGATGCGGTGGATGCAACACAGAAATTTGCATATACAGCAGGAGTCAATGAGATGCCGACGGTATTAGATGACGCCGCTTTCGACCAATTCTTAAAGGATAACAATATTCCACGGAGTAATATCCTTGCAAGGTCAGTAAGTGGTACGTCGTATAATGCTGGCGGCATTAAGTTTAATTTGTCAGCAACCGATATAACGGATATGATGAAATACTCAGCTCTCAATTATGTTGGTGGTAAGCACGGCGGACAGGTTTATGGTGCCGGTACATACTTTGATATGAACGGCGGGCGTAATACCGGTTATGCATCCGGCGCTACTGCCCTTGCTGTCCTTAATCCGCAAACGGCACGCTGTATAGACAAGGGTTCCCTGCAGTCAATGGCGGCGAGCTTTGCGGCGTCCCATCCTAAGTTTGCTAAACAGGTGGGACGAATAAGTAACAGTACCCTGAGTATATATGCTCTGGCAATGGGCTATAATGTAATTACAGACAGTAAGACCAACCCAAGCTATCATAATGTCATTGACCGCAAGGCTATTGTGTATCGTAAGAGTAATCTGTAAAGGAGGCGTATGTTATGGCATATAAAGAAGTAAATCTTAAAAGCAAGGAAGGAGCCAAGGCATTATATAAGGCTCTGGGAGATGCCAATGACAAGGTTGTAAAAGGCGGAAAGAAGAACACTGCACCGGCAAAGAAGTCAACAGCCACAACCAAGAAGAAAGGGTGTAAGTAATATGGCGGCAAAGGTCAGGAAGTTAGACCCCCACACCACCCCTGTAAAGCGAGGCATAGTCAAGCAGCAGAAAAACGCTGAGGAGGGGCAAGCTACACAGCGGAGTTTACTTACACAGCAGAAAACTGAAAAATAAAATTAAGAAGGGCATTCCACCTACAATCCGGTGGAGTGTCCTTTTTCATTGTACGGAGGTAAGACGATGGGAAGAAATCAGTATGGTCCAGCTCCAAAGTACACAAGTAAAGAGGAGATAATCGATCTTATCAACGATTACTTTGAGAGCTGTGAGGGCGAGCCGTTCATTGATGAAACAACCGGAAAACAGATGGTAGATAAGTTCGGCTACCCTATTTTTATCGGTAAAAGACCGCCAACTGTTACGGGGCTTGCCCTGGCACTTGGCTTTAAGTCCAGACAGAGCCTACTCAATTATGCAGGGAAAAAGGAATTTAAGGATGTTATCACTGAGGCAAAAAGCCGCATTGAAATGTATGTTGAGGAACGGCTTTTCGATAAGGATGGGGCAAACGGAGCTAAATTCAGTTTGCAGAATAACTTTAAGGGCTGGGATGCCGACAAGAAAGCTGAGGAGGACGGCAAAGCTCCGGCTATTAACATTATTTGCGACATTCCAAGAATGATGGAGCCTCCTTCCAAGGCGGAATCCGAGGAGGAAAATCCGAGTGAATAAAGTTGATGGGGCAAGGCTATCCTCCATAATTGCCCCGGCTTTTTATCAAGTACACTGGGACATTGCGGATGGCAAGCACACCTACTATGACTTGTATGGTGGGCGAGGCTCCACAAAATCATCCTTTATCGGTACAGAGATACCTTTAGGTATTATGCAGGATCCAACGGCAAACGCCATTGTGTTTCGTAAAGTAGCAAATACAATAGGTTCCTCAGTATTTGAACAGATACAATGGGGAATTGATGAGCTTGGAGTTCACGATTTATGGAAATCCACGGTAAACCCCTTTAAGTTCGTTTACAAGCCAACAGGACAAGTGATACTTTTCAAGGGCTTGGATAAAGCCAAAAAGATGAAATCTATCAAGGTTGCACACGGATATTTTAAGTATTTGTGGTTTGAGGAGCTTGACGAATTTGCGGGCGAGGAGGAAATCCGTAGCGTACAACAGTCTGTAATGCGTGGTGGCCCTAAGTTCGTTGTATTCAAGTCCTTTAACCCGCCAATCAGTAAATCAAACTGGGCTAATCAGTATGTGCTTACACCGCGCCGCGGCGCTCTGAGGCACAAGTCCTGTTATACGGATGTTCCCCCGGAATGGCTTGGGGAACAGTTCTTTGATGATGCTGAGGCATTAAAAGAAACCAATCCGAGAGCCTATGAGCATGAATATCTTGGTAATGCTGTAGGTACAGGCGGAGAAGTTTTTGACAATGTTATTTCAAGAGAGATAACGGACGAGGAAATATCCCACTTTGACAATATCTACATGGGTATTGACTGGGGATGGTACCCAGATCCGTTTCACTGGTCTAAGATGCACTATGACAGTGCGAGGCGGACCTTATATATTTATGATGAATACAGGGCGAATAAGGAAAGCAATGCCGTTACCTGGAACGCTTTAGTAATGCTAAAGAAGGTTACCGGCTCAGACCTTATTACAGCGGATTCCTCTGAGCCTAAGTCCATAAGTGACTACAGAGAGTACGGTTCTCTCTGCCGTGGTGCCATTAAGGGTCCGGACAGCGTAAGATATGGAATTAAGTGGATGCAATCACTGAAAGCCATTGTTATTGACCCGGTACGATGCCCGGCTACCAACAAAGAGTTTACGACATACGAATATGAACGTACTGAGGACGGAGAAATCATAAGCGGCTATCCGGATAAGGATAACCACTCCATTGATAGCGTACGTTATGCAATGGAGCGTGTGTGGAAAAGGAAGGGACAATAATATGCTTACTATTTCAGTTATATTGCTCTCTACTGCTATCGCAATAAAGAAAGCAGCGGCATACATGAATTGGGATTGACTGTTACAAAGTCCGTTACAATTGTGTTACAAACTTAGAAAATGTAACATTTTTCCGTTACATTGTTACACTCATGTAACGCACAATGTAACATCAGAAAGCCCACTATTCTTGTGTGCTTTTTTAATTTTGTTACATTGTTACATATTTTTCTAATATACCCTATGAAATAGAGGGTACAGACAATATTTATACACCCTAAAACGCCTATGCGTACGCTCATATACGCGCGCGAGGCGTAATGTAACAAGGTGTGCATAAAGGAGGGAAACCAATGTTTTCCAGGTTACTAAGTCTCATAAAGGGGGTAATCAGAAAATTGATACCATATAAAGACATTGAACAGGTTGAACATATAGAAAGCCCCCTCTCTCCAGAGATGATTGAGGCTCTGGATAAGTGGTACTTGCTATATTTGAATAAGGCGCCGTGGCTTAAAGCGGATGAAGTGAAAAGCCGTAATCTTCCGGCTTTTGTCAGTTCAGAGCTTGCGAGGTCAATTACCTTGGAGCTTGAATGGAATATTACAGGCAAGGATGCATCCGGGAACACTCAGGATCCGGACGGCAAAGAGCTTTCTAACCCAAGGTCAGAATACCTTAAAGCGGAATTTGCAAAGTGCATTGAAAAGCTCAGGGAAAAGCTGGAGCAGGGCTTGGCATCCGGCGGAATGACTATAAGGCCGTACCCAAAAGACGGTCACATATACTTTGACTGGACTATGGCATGGGGGCTATACCCTCTTTCATTCGGGGACGACGGACAGCTCACAGATGTAATTTTCCGGGACACCTACACAGAGGGCAAGACGGTTTACACAAGGCTGGAGCGCCATCGTGTTGAGGGGGATAATGTGAAAATTACCCAAAGAGCCTTTAAGTCTAATATGAGAGATACAATAGGCGTTGAGGTTCCGTTATCTTCCGTTCCTCAATGGTCCACACTGGAACCGGAGGCTACTGTTACTGCAGCAGAAGGTCAGTTATTTGGCTGGTATAAAACTGCTGCCGCAAACTGCATAGATATTGACAGCCCTATGGGCGTTTCATGCTATGCAAAGGCGGTTGATGTTATTAAAGAGGCCGATATGCAGTATTCCCGCTTGCTTTGGGAGTATGAAGGCTCTGAGCTTGCCATTGATGTAGATCCGATGGTGTTAAAACCTAAGAAAGACGGTACCGGCTCAGAAATGCCAAGGCTCAATCAGCGTCTTTTCCGTGGAGTTGACCGTGGTACGGACGATTCATACGACGTTTTCTCTCCACAGATACGTGATGCCTCTCTCATTTCCGGTTTGAACAAGCTGTATGAAAGCGTTGAAGATTTGTGCGGATTATCCCGTGGTACAATCTCAGATGCAAATGTGGACGCAAGAACGGCCACCGAATTGAAGATAAACAGACAGCGTTCTTATGCTACTGTTTCCGACAATCAAAAGGCTCTGGAGCATTGCTTACGTGATGTGATAAGGGCTATGGATAAGTTCGCCACAATATACAATCTTGCACCTGAGGGCGAGTACGATGTCTCTTTTAGCTGGGATGATTCCATCATTACAGACACCGAACAGCAGACAAATGAACGCATGATGCTATTAAATGCTGGCGTTGTAAGCAAGGCAGAAATGCGCGAATGGTATTTTGGAGAGACAAAAGCCCAGGCGAAAGCTGCTATACAGGCTATTTCTGATGAACAGAATGAGGGACTTGAAAGCCTCTTACCTTCTCTTGAAAAACAGGAGCAGATTAAGCAGGCTCAAAAGGAATCCTCCGCTGCCGGTGCATCCTCATAAGGAGGTATAAATCTTGGGCGACAACCTTAATAAAGCAATAGATTATATGATGCGACGCTTTGAGGAGGTAAATACTTTTTTCATTGAAAAAATAGCGGATCAGATTCTTACAATCGGAGAATTAAATCCGACAAGTATTAACCGACTTACCATAATGGCAGAGATGGGCGCAAATATAAACGAGATAACACAAAGGCTGGCTCTGGCTACAAGTATGAGCCTGAAAGACCTGTTTAAGATATACCAGGCAGCTCTTGACGATACATACACAGACCCCCGCTTTGCTGAGGCGTTAAAGGCTCAGCCGTTATCTACAGAGGCAAAATCAAGGATAAGCCAATATACACAAGCGGTTAGCATACAGACCGCAAAAACACTTACCAATCTTTCCAATACCACAGCTATATCCCAGACCTACCGTACCGCCATAGACAAAGCGGTCATGGCAGTTTCTTCCGGAATGGGCGATTATCAGTCAGCTACACGGGACGTTATCCGGGAAATTGGCTACAACGGTATGCAGGTTGTGTATGAAAGTGGCTATCACAGGCGGATTGATACCGCCATAAGGCAGAATGTTATAGACGGAGCCAATCAGATAGCGCAGAATTGCTCTATTATGATGGGCGAGGAGCTTGGGTATGATGCTTATGAAATATCCGCACACGCAAGGAGCGCACCAGACCACGAACCGATACAGGGACGTGTCTTTTCCAAGGCGGATTTTGACAATATACAGAATGGCAGGCCATTCCAGGACATTGACGGTACAATGTATCGTGCAATCAGGCGTCCTATAGGGGAATGGAATTGTATGCACATTGCAATGTCATTCTCAACAAAATACTCTACCAGGCGATACACAGACGAACAATTAAAAGCCTGGGAGGCTGAAAATAAAAAAGGCTGTATGATTGAGGGCAAGCAGTATTCAATTTATCAAGCCGGACAGCTTATGCGTGAAATTGAGACGGAAATTCGCAGGCAAAAGGACGTAGCCGTTGCGGCTCAAAGAGCTGGCGACGACACTCTCCGTCAGAGCTGCCAAAAGAAAATAAACGCCCTATCACGAAAATACAATGACGTAGCAAAAGCATCCGGAATTACCCCACGTAGGGACAGAATGACGGTACAGGGCTTTAAGGCTGTGTCAGTAAATAAAGGAGGTTCACAATGAAACAATTAAACACTATTCAGAAATTGGAAAAGCTCAATGACGTTTTTGCGATTGATGAAGTAGGTCCGGGTGGTGCTTATCATCTTTACCAGATTTGTAAGCACAATACGGCACGAATTGTTGAGGAGGACGGCACTTTCAGGACAAGACCTGAGAATATGATTGCCACAATTCAGATGCAATGCGGGGCAAGAAAAGATCCGGATGCTATCAGCGGTGCCATTGATTCTGATTTGCTGGAGATTGTCAGAGACAGGCTCACAGCTTTCCAGAGTGGCCCTTATCCGTCGCATGAAACGGAACAGGCTCTACTTCACGTCGAGGAGGCTCTTTTGTGGCTCAATAAAAGAGTTGAGGATCGAGCTGAACGCGGTGTACTTGGAACAGAAACCAAGTAAATAATATTTCTGGTGTATAGCCCTCTGTTTTCGGACACGGTCGCACGGCTGCATCTTTTTTACGGCTCTGCCGTTCCTTTCTATGCAGCAGGAAAAAATCTTTTGGAAAAAGCACCTTAAAGGGTGCTTTTTTCATACAAAAAACGATATTTAGGGTTTTTACCCTGATATAAATTACCCGGCATTGCAGGGATATAAATGCGATGGCAACACTACCGCTGAGTGGCAGCGGAAATATAAATTAAATCTATGTTGAAAACAGGAGGACACGATTATGGCATTAGAGTTTATCAAGGGTTTATTCAAGGATGGAGAGGCACTTACCTATGAGGCATTGGAACAGGCAGCCACAGAGGCAAAAATCAACGGTGTAAATATCGCTGATGGTTCCTATGTGAGCCGCAATAAGTACGATGACAAGGTAAATACCCTCACACAGCAGGTAACTGATCTTAACGGTCAGGTAGCGCAGAGAGACACAGATCTTGCAGATTTGCAGGCAAAGCTCACAGCAGCCCAGACAGATGCAAGTAAGCTCACTGAGGCGCAGACAGCACTTGCCGGTTTACAGAGTAAATACGACGCTGATAAGCAGGCGTTGGAAAAGCAGATTACAAGACAGTCTTATGAGTTCATGGTTCGTGAAAAAGCAAACGCTTTACAGTTTTCTTCTACAGCGGCCAAGAAAGAATTTATCCGAGAGGCTATTGCTAAGGACTTTAAGGTGGACGGAGAAACGCTGCTGGGTTATGAGGATTTCGTAACCAAGTATAAGGCAGATGACCCTACCGCTTTTGTAACAGAAAAGCCGGGAGAACCTACCCCGGAACCTAAGAAAAAGCCGGAAATTGTTTTGCCGAGTGGTACACCTACTCCGGATGACAAAAACGGTTTTCACTTCGGTTTTACAGGTGTAAGACCCATGCCTAAAGCCGAGGACTAACACAAATAGGGTCAAATATTAAGATTCGGAGGAATTAAATTATGGCAGGAATTAACTACGCAGCACAGTACAGCCAGGCGCTTGCGCAGGCGTACCCTTATGTGCTTAACTTCGGTAGATTATACGCTACCGAGAACAACGGTAGATACAGAATGGGCGAGGATGGAAAAACCATCTACATTCCTTCTATCAAGACTACTGGCCGTGTGGCAAGTGACAGAGACACTATCGCCATGGCAACACGTAACTATGACAACGCATGGGAGCCTAAGACTTTGAAGAATCAGAGAAAATGGTCTACCCTTGTGCATCCTAAGGACATCGATCAGACTAACGAGGTTGCAAGCATCCAGAACATTACTCAGACATTCAATGAGGAAAACAAGTTCCCTGAGATGGATGCATACCTCATTTCTACTCTTTACTCTCTGTGGTCCGCTGAGGGTATGACCGCTGATACAACCGAGTTGACAGCAAACAACGTACTTGCCGTATTTGACAAGTTGATGCTTGCTATGGACGAGGCAAGAGTACCGGCAAATGGCCGTATTCTTTACGTTACCAATGAAGTAAAGACCATGTTAAAGCAGGCAGCCGGAATCAGCCGCAGCTTTAATGTTCAGAATGGTGGAAACGACATCAATCGTAATGTTTCCCGTATTGAGGAAGTTGAGATTATCGGCGTTCCTTCTACACTTATGAGAACCTCTTACGACTTTAGCACTGGCTGGGCTGTAAAAGAAGATGCTCTGCAGATCAATATGTTCCTGGTACATCCTTCCGCTGTTATTACACCGGTAAGCTACCAGTTCTCTCAGCTTGATCCGCCATCCGCTGTTACTGAGGGCAAGTATATCTACTTTGAGGAATCCTTCGAGGACGTATTTATCCTTAACAAGAAGAAGGACGGACTCCAGTTCAATACTTCTGCCTCTCCTGTATCTTCTTTCTCTGCTGCAAGTCTCTCTGATGATGACGATGCTGGTACGGAGGGAAACTGATCTCCGGTAGTCAATTAACGGGGTTGACTATCGGGACGTTATCTCTAAGCCCGTCATTTAGTCCGGATGTACTGAGCTACACAGCAAGTACGGGCAACAAGACAAATGCGGTTACGGCAAAAGCTGAGGACGGTGCCATTATTGACATCACTCTTGATAATGCCAACGGCAACGGTTTAGCTGTTACAAATGGCAGCGCCGTAACGTGGGCTGACGGAGAGAACGTCTTAACCATTGCTGTAACTGACGGAGATGCTGAAACAGCTCTCTATACTGTTGTGGTAACTAAGTCATAAATTGGAGGTGTAACATGGCACACGCACACTATCTAACCTACGATGAGTACAAAGAAATGGGCGGTGCTGTACCCCAGACAGAGTTTATCCAGTTGGAATTTAAGGCGCGAAAGCGTATTGATTATCTGACGGATTCCAGAGTTAAGGATATGGCCAATATTCCGGAGGCTGTCAAAATGTGCATGATGTCACTCATAACAGTTGAGGCAGCCGTCGGCGTTGAGGCTCAGGTACTTAATCCGGTAGTGACTTCATACAACACAGATGGTTACTCGGAGTCCTATGGTAAAGCCATGGGAGCCGAGGATGCCGCTGTGAGCATGAATGCGACTATCCGCACTCTCCTGTATGGAGAGACAAACGATGAGGGAATCCCCCTCTTGTATAGGGGGGTGGATGTATGAGGTTGTGCAATGAGACAATCACAGTTTTTAACGCAAGGCTTGACCCCAAAAGTGGTTACGATACTTACCACGTTACTGTTATTCGTGGTGTATCGTGGTATTGCGACATAGCCTCAAATGTTGATTCTTCTGGGCTAAAAGCCGCCAATAAGTTTACAATTCGTATTCCCATTGATGCGGATTTTGGAGACAAGACATATCTTTCCCCTAAAGAGTACGCCGAGGCTGAGAATCCGGAAACGGTATTCACACTCAGTAACGGCGACATCATCATAAAGGGCGAGACACCAACAGAGGAAAACCTACGACCCGCTGATCTCAAAAAGAGATTTAGTGAATACGTCACAATCCTTGGCGTAACCGATAATCGCAGAGCGCCACGCTCAAAGCATTGGAAGGTGGTGGGTGCTTAATGGCGACAACGCTTAAAGCAAATTTCCATTGGAACGGAGGAACTGCAGACCTGTTGAGGCGGCTCAACCTTCAATCTGGAGGAAGGGTACAGCAGGTTATTGATAAATCCGTCATTGATTACTGTTTACAGTATGTTCCTATGGCTACGGGAACACTCGGAAAAAGCGCATACACCGCTACTGCTATCGGTAGTGGAAAAGTTGTATATCCGGGGCCTTATGCCCGTTATCTTTACTATGGAGAGGTAATGGGTCCTAATATCCCGGTATTTGAAGATGATACCGGGGAACCGACAAGGTTCTTTTCCAAGCCCGGAGAGAAAAAGCATCTCACGGGAAGGTCAATACAGTACAGTAAAGACCTTAATCCGTTGGCTGGTTCTTTCTGGTTTGAGAGAATGAAAGCAGACCATAAAGAGGATATTTTAAGGGAGGCTCAAAATGCAACCAGAGGAAACTAATGTGTCAAGGCTGAGGGAGTGGTTCAGGGAATGCCCTGCTATTTCCAAAAGTAACAGATTCCGCATTGATTATCTGGCAGAAAGCCCTACGGAATATGCCATTTATGCGGTGCCTTCACAAATTAACACGCATGAAAATGTGTTGGGCGAGGAAATCTTAGATGATATTCAAACCCTCAATTTTATTTTTGCAATGAAAGAATCGTACGGAGCTGATATACACCAGAATTTAGCAAATTTAGGGTTCTTTGACGAGGTTATAAGCTGGATTATTACCCAGAACGCTTTACGCAATATGCCTATCATACAGGAAGGGCGTGTAAAGTCTATTATGCCAACCCTGTCCCCCTACCCTGCTGAAATAGGTAGTGACGCGGCTAAGTATCAGATTCAACTAAAATTAACCTATAGGAGGAATTAACAATGGCAAAACTTGACAGAAACAGAAGTATGTTCTTTGGCTCTTGGACTGGTAAGCCAATCGCTGAGGCGGCCAAGGTTGTTGTAAATGCAGCAGCATCCGGAACCACAAGTGCTACTGTTACAGCAGCCACTTTTGGCAAGGCTGTAGGTATGTCCGGGGAGTATGTATTCACTTATGACCTGGCTAACACAACATGGAAGTACAACGGTACCGCAGTCACTCTGGAGGAGTACGGCTTATCTGTAGAGGGTACACCTAAGGACGGCGACGAGCTGGTAGTAACCTACACAGCGGCATCCGGCGGTTGGGAGGCTCTCGGTAAGGACAACGACGACTTATCCAAGGAGCTTAATCCTGATACAGAGACATCTAAGAATGTGTTGCTTGAAACCACATTCAAGGACTCTGGTTATGACCCTGAGATTGATCTTGACCCTTATTACATGGATCCTTCAAGAATCATGTATGAGCATTTGAGAGATTGTGCTATTCAGGAATTATACGGCGAGAGTGACCTTTTAGGCTACTTTGCTGAGGCGTTCTTCACAAGCGCAAATAAGGCAGCTCAGACAATGACCGGTTATTGCTATGTTCGTAGAGCATGGTTTATTCCGCAGAGTGTTGGCGGCGATACCGCAGGCTTGAACATTCCGTTTACCGTAAACCCTATCGGTACAATGGAGAAAAAGAATATCGTTTACGATATGAGAACCAACCAGGCAACAATCACTGATATTGAGTAATGATCGAGGGAGAGGGACCGGACTTCCCTCTCCCGTTTTTATTAAACGGAGGTAAAAAAAATATGGCAAAAGTCACACAGATTACAAGTAAAGAAACACAGCTCAGAGCTGTAATTGATGATGGTACCAGAGAGGTGCCTATTGTAAATAAGTTTGGTAAATTGGTCTGCAAAGTGTATTTTCGTCCTGCAGATATTTCCATTATTGATCGTTACAATTCTCTGATTAAGGATTTTGATAAGATTGTCAAGCCTTTAGAGGATTTGGATATTAAGAACGACGGAACGGCTACCTTTGAAAAGGACTGGGAAGTGCTTAAAAAGGTTGAGCTTGAGTTAAAGAGAAAAATTGATGAGCTTTTCGATATGGAGGAGGCTGATGAAATTTTCGCCAAGCGTAACCCGTTTTCTTCTGTCGGCGGTCATTTCTTTGCTGAGGTTGTGCTTAATGCTCTCGGCGAGGTTATTTCACAGGCGATTGACGAGGAGGCTAAGCTGTCTAAACAGCGTACCGACAAGTATCTGAGTGACCTGGAGCCGGAAAGCCCGGAGGTAAATGCAGATGCTGGGGATGCTACCGCAAACTCTTAAAATCAACGGATCAGAATATAAAATACGGTCTGACTACCGGGACATATTGCAAATAATAGCCGCTTTTGGGGACAAGGAATTAACCGATGAGGAGAAAGCCTACGTCTGCATGAGGCGGCTTTTTGTTGCAATGAATACAATCCCAAAGGCTGATTATGTGGACGCATACAAAGCGGCAATAGACTTTATAGAGTGCCACATTTCAGACAAAAAACCAAGCCCTAAGGTTGTCAACTGGGAGAAAGACGAACAACTCATATTCCCGGCTATAAACAAGGTAGCTGGCATGGAGGTTCGTGCTGTCCCATATATGCACTGGTGGACGTTCCTTGGCTACTTCCAGGGAATAGACAGGGAGGATATTTGGGGCTTTATTCTTACCATCCGGCAGAAAAAGGCTAAAGGAAAGAAGTTAGAAAAATACGAGAAAGAATTTCTCCATGCAAATAGAGATTTATGCGAGGTTGAGTTCAGAGAGAATATTGAAACCGCTGAGGACAGCCTTGCAAAGATGTTTAATGAGCTGCTAAAAGAAGGAGGTGGGGACGATGGCGAGTAATGCAGATGGCTCTATTGTAATTGACACAGAGCTTGACAATGAGGGCTTTAAGAGTGGTTCCAATAAGCTATTGAAAGCCGTTGAGGACTTGACCGGAGCCGTTGATGTACTGGGCGATAATATGATGCGCTCATTCCAGCAGGTTATACCCCTCTTACAGAATATCGCCAACTCCACTTCTCAGGTTTATGGGAGTATGCAGAGTGCGGCTACACAGACGGAACAGGCAACGCAAAGTCTGGCACAGGCTGAACAGGAAGTAAATAACGCTTTCTCTCAGACCTCACAAACCATACAGCAGCAGGGACAGGCAGTAAGTGGATTTTCCACTCAGACAGAACAGGCAAAGACAAGTGTTTCCTCTCTTGAAAGAGAGGTAAACAGCCTGTCGAATAATATGCAGTCTATTTCTCAGAGTGCAGAGCTTGGCTTTAACAACGGGAAAGCCGTGCTTGCTTTTGATAGCAAGCTCACTGATATGGAGGCTAAACTGGATGCCGCTAAACAGAAATTACAGGCATTCGGTGCAACCCGTATTCCGACTGAGGATTATACATGGCTGCAGAACGCTATAGCAAAAGCCGATGCGCAGTTAGAGAAATATCAGGACAGACAGCAGATGATGGAAACTCTTGGTACTTCTCAAAACTCTCAGGCTTGGCGTAGAGTACAGGAACAGATTGCGCAGACTACTCTTATGCTTGAAACATATCGGTCTGAAATGGCTGATTTGGAGGCTACTGGTGGTGCTTTTACTCTTGGATCCAATACACAGCAGTTCCAGCAGATGCAGGCGTCATTACAGGCGACTGAGGCGGCACTTACAAGGAATAAGGCTCTTATTGATTCAGAGGCTATAGCACAGGAAAGATTAAACGTCCTTACAGCGCAAGAGGCGGTTGCCTCTGCCAGTTCGGAGAGCCAGCGAGCCGCAGCTATGGGACAGCTTACACAGGCTCAAAATAGGCTTGCTGCTGCCGCTGAAAAAGTAGCCACAGCGTATCAGACAGGAAATGCGCCCGCCGCGGCTGCTACTTCTGCCGCTACAAGATTTGGTGCGGCTCTTAAAGTTGCCGGAAGTGCAGCCTTAAAACTTGGATCCGCACTTGCGCGCATCGGTTTCAATGCTGTTGCCGCTGGTGCTAAAAAGGCAGTTGCAGGGCTAAAGTCATTTGTAAGTCAGGCAAGGCGTACAAAGTCCTCTACAAACGGGCTTATCAGACAGCTTACGAGCTTAAAGACAATGCTTGTAAGCAGACTGAAATATATGTTTATATCAGCTATTACAAATAGCGTGAAAGAGGGAATACAGTCTCTTGCTAAGTTCTCATCCTCTTTCAATCAGGCTATGAGTAATATTAAGAACAGCACAAAGCAGTTAGGTGGAAATCTGGCTGTTAGCCTTGGAGGGCTTATCCAGGCGATAGAACCCGTGCTTACAAGGATTATAGGATTAATAAATACAGCCATTACCTACCTTAACGCTTTCTTTGCACTTCTTGGCGGTAAAAAGACAATGACAGTGGCAAAGAAATCAACGGACAGTTATGCAGATTCCGTAGGTGGTGCCGCCGCAGCTCAGAAAGAGCTTAACAGGCAGGTGTACGGCTTTGATGAGCTGAATAAGCGTAACAAAGAAAGCTCCGGTGGCGGAGGCGGTGGCGGCGGAGCTGGCGGTGTAGAATATGAGGAAGTACCTATTGACGATATGCTCCCGGATAGCGTGAAAGATTGGATGGAACGCTTAAAGGAGGCATGGGAAAGCGGAAACTGGTACGAAGTCGGCCAGATCATAGCTGAAGGACTTAACGCCGCTATGGGTGTTGTTGATGATTGGATTAACACAAAATTCCGTCCTATGGGCGTAAAGTGGGCTGGAATTATCGCGCAGATACTAAACGGCCTTGTGGATGGTTTCAACTGGGAATTACTCGGAAAAACAGTGGCAGACGGCTTTAACGCCATTGCTGACATTATCAACACATTCCTTACCACATTTAACTTTGAAAACCTTGGAAAAGGTATAGGACAGGCTATAAACGGCTGGTTCAGTAATATAGAGTGGGATTTATTGGGACAGACATTTGCAAACGGATGGAACGCCCTTATAAATACCATATACGGTATCGTCTCAACCGTGGATTGGGCGAATATCGGTACTTCATTATCCACATTCGTAAATAATTTCTTTGATACGATGCAGCTTGAAAAAGCAGCGAGCGCCGCAGGAATCGCATTAAACGGCATAACAACAGCCGTTGATAATTTCCTTACAAAAACTGACTGGGTAGGAATGGCTACAAAGGTTGCCAATTCCGTGAATACCCTGTTTTCTACAGTTGACTGGGGGAAAATGGGCGCAACCGTTACAAAGGGATTTAACACAGTTGTACAAACCCTATCCACGTTCATAAAGGAAGTTGACTGGTCTAACATTGGTGCAAGTATAGGATCCGCTTTACAGAATCTTATTACAAACATTGACTGGGCGAATCTGGGACAGCTTTTGAGTAATGGCGTAATAGGATTGCTTAATCTCATTACCGGATTTGTAGAGGAAGTTGACTGGTATGCACTTGGCGAATCTATCACATCCGGATTGATAACTTTTATCACAAACATAGACTGGATAACTCTCATAGGCAAATTGCTACAGGGATTAGTCAGTTTATTCAGTGGTGCCGTTGAGCTTTTACTTGGTGCCTTGGGTGGTATCTTCTCAGGTATCGGAGAGGCTTTAGAGGGCATCGGATTGGATTGTATAGGTGGACTGTTTAAGGGAATCGGCGATGCTCTGAAATCTATAGGCAGTTGGCTGAAAGAGCATATATTTGACCCTATTGTGAATGGAATTAAAAGCCTTTTCGGTATCAATTCCCCATCTACTGTTTTTGCAGAGCTTGGAGATTTTCTCATTCAGGGATTATTGCAGGGTATCTCAAACGCATGGTCCACTATTACCGGATTTTTCTCCGGTGTTTTATCGGGTCTTTCCTCTATGCTTTCTACAGCATGGTCCGGCATTAAAACAGCCGCCTCTACCGCTTGGAATGGCATAAAGACCACTATCTCATCCGCCTTTACGGCTGCAAAAAATACGGTCACTACAATAGCCGGAAATATCAAGTCCGGGCTTTCTTCCGCCTGGTCTACGGTAAAATCCGGTGTATCGTCTGCATGGTCCAATATTAAATCTACCATAACGACTAATTTCAACAATGCAAAGTCCGCTATATCAACTACGGCAAGCAACATTAAGTCCAACCTGTCCCAGACCTGGAGCAGCGTTAAGAGTACAGCTACACAGACTTGGAGCAACATCAAGAGCAGCGTTTCAAGTACCTTTAACAATTTGAAGTCCTCTCTTTCTGGTACGGCTGGCAATATTAAGTCCTCCATAAGTTCTACCTGGAGCAGTATCAAGTCCACAGCATCAAGCAAATGGTCTGAGATAACCTCCACGGTATCATCAAAATGGAGCGGACTGAAAAATATCCTGAAACAATCAGACTGGACGAGTATAGGTTCAAACCTTGTGTCCGGATTAAAGTCTGGTATTTCAAACGCGTGGAGCAGCCTTACAACTTCCGTAGGAAACTTATGCTCCAACTTGCTAAGTAAATGTAAGTCCGCATTCGGAATACACTCTCCTTCAAAAGCCATGGCTGAAATTGGTGCTTACCTTGATGCAGGTATGCAAAAAGGTATTGAAGATAATGAGGGCAAGGTTCTTAATACGGCAAAGAATTTAGCAAGCGCAGTAACAAAGGGAATGACACCAAACAGCCCGGAAATCGACATATCAAGCAAAGAAACGGTAAATGGCCTCTGCCTTATTGCAGATACCTTATCCATGATTGCCGGACAGTTCCGAGCGATAGCTGATATGCTGGCAAGTATGGGCGGTCTGGTAACGCCTCAGATAGCCCAGGGGACGGTTGTTCCTTATAAGACAAAGATTGATACCTCTGAACAGACTCCGGTTGAATTTGAGGCGTTCAAGACGTTCTCATCAGATATGGATGAAAGAATGGCAGACGAGATTTACGTATTACGTCAAATACTGGATGCCATTAAGAGGCTCAACCTTAACATTGACATCAGTGCGCTGGAGCGAGCTATCACAAAGCAAAAGCGCGACCATGATCTGAATTTTGGAGGTGCATAATATTGAAACCAGCTTTTGAAATAAACGGTCACGATTACGCACCGTACGTTAAGCACAAAACGGGACTTGCATGGTCCAGGGAAAACACAAACGACGAAGATGCGGGGCGTGATAAATCTGAGACTATGCACACCCTTGTAACATCTCATCAGCGAAAGCTGGAAATAAAAATGGGACCTATGCCGTTTGAAAAAGCACAACAGCTTGAATCAGACCTACAAGGTAATGATGAAGGGGTTAGGGTTAAATACCCTGACCTCAAAGACGGCGTATGTACCCGGTTATTTTACAATACTTCTATCGCTGCTGCCGTGGAGCAATTCACGGAGGATGGTGTTGTAGTTGATGATATATCTTTCTCTCTCATCACTGTAAAGGAGGACACCGTTTGATATGCAGAATCTTCCTACAAACTGGGCGGAGCTTTTTGAGGCTCCGCACAGGACTGAATATAAATTAGTAATCAATGGAATTGAATATGACAGCACGCACTTACAAGGTAATCCGGTATTAACAAAGCCACTCCTTGAAAAGCCGACAATCGGACGAGTATGCTCAGCTACACTATCCGCAACGGTCATTCCTTACGAGGACACGCCGATACCTAAAGCTGCAAGAGTGTTTTTGTATTCAAGACTTTCAGACGCGGAAGGAAATGTAACAGATTGGATTCCGCAAGGCCGTTTTTATGTGAGTTCCCGTAGCGGGAAATCGAACGTTTCTCTTACCATGAGAGACGAAATGCTCAAAGGCGGCCGCACATATATTGATAAATCTATTCTGGACTGGCCTGCATCACAGGTTGACATCGTAAATGAAATTGCGGCGCTCATGGGCGTAGAGCTTGACCCAAGCACTTCCCTTTTGGATGGTGCCGGATATATGGTTGATACCGTAAATGGCGATGCTCTTATGACAGAGGTATTGGGTGCAATCGGTGTATGTAATGGTGGTAACTGGGTAATGACAGAGGACGGAAAGCTAAAGCTCATTCGCTTATCCTCTCCCGGAATACCGGTTCAGAATTGCTCAAAATCATACGGAAACTATACAGACATAGGCTCCGCAGTAACAATAAGCCGTGTCACTCTGGAGGATGACAACGGGGACACTTTTACAGCCGGGGACGATTCAGGGTATGAGCTTTACACACAATGCCCTTACGCCAATCTTGCCGTTGCATCCGCACTTGGCAATTCAACAGACGGATTACTGTACGGGGTAAAATATCAGCCGTTTACCTCTGAAAAGATATTCTTAAATCCAGCCGCACAGCTTGGCGATACCATAACCATAAAGACCCGATTAGGCGTTGAGCTGAATGTAGTATTACATTCCATATCCGCATCATGTAACGTCGGTTTTACGTGTGATCTGCAGTCTCAGATAGATTCAGACACAGAGGATGAATACCCCTATGAGACTCCTTCTGAATTGCAGAATAACAGAACAGTAAAAACCAATAAGACTTACTACGGCAATACAATCAATCGTGAGTATGGTTTCCGTTCTAAAATGGATAGCGGTGCTTATGCTCAGTTCAATGCCGGTGGATTAGAATTTGTGGACGAAAACGGTAAAAAATGCCTCTACTACGATATGGAGGCAAAGACCTTTATCGTTGACGCCACACTTGGCGCAAATGCGATATTTACCAACTCTCTGTACGCTGAACAGGGCGACATATCAGAGCTTACAGTTGACCGTCTGAGTACGTCAAAGCATATCAAGAAATTCCTACTTGGCGATACATCAGACGACTGCTATATCCTGATAAGTGACTACTCTATCCGGTTTATTTCCGCAACGCCTTCTGGTCTGTATAACAGATTGCTGACAGAGGACGGCGTACAGATAATGTGTGAGGACGGCAGATACCTGGATAATGAGGCAGGCGGAAAGACGAGCTACACACAGGCGGTCAACCGTTACGGGGATTTGCTTTGGTGGGAAAAAGATATTACAGACGCCACCATATCAGAGGACGGCTACCCTTACATTGACGGAGTACAGATATTCACTACTACCGAAGAAACAGGGTTCCCGGTTCATGTATTCTCCTATGATGAAGTTATCAGGGCTGAATATAAGTTTGAAGAAGATCCGACAGATAACTCTTACAGTCCTGTTCAGATATGGGGTTCCGGTACCGGATATGCAGATAACGGAAAAGGCAGAATCGAAAAGCTGTCTGATATGTTCCGATTTGGTTATACGACACGTACCGGCTCAGAGGAAAGCATAGAGCTGAATGATGACGGCTGGGTTGATATAAATAAGACCAGAAAGCCAATCAGCTTTGACTTTTCAAATATTCAGAACGGCTCATTTTCAGAAACGATTGACGGCGGCGGAGAAGAAAATTACAAAGTAGAATTTGACTCCGAGGGTCGCATCAGCAAGATAACGGACGAACAGGGGCATATTACGGAGGTGCATTGGTAAATGGCATACGATCAAAACTCATTTTTACAAGGCATTGCCGTAGGAAAAAGCCTTAAAGGTTGGAGTTCAGGCATAGGTACATCCGTACCTACCTGCTGGAATGACGAGGGAAAATACACCTATTTTTATATAGACTATCATCTGCCTATATCGGCGGTTTCCCTATCTATGTTCCGGCTATCCACAAGAGTATTGTGCGAATCCGGGGAACTTGAAGTATCAGCCATTGAATCAGTTGACAGTACCACTTTTAAGGTATATTGCGATATATCAAAAGCTGGAAACGGCTGGATTGCCGTAACCGGGTATAACAGTTCATGGCTGTATTACGACAATGGCTATAGTGTACCTGAGTATTCTGCCGTGTTCTGGATTGACAGTAGGCAGAATTGGACTCCAGGATATATAGAGGACGAGGATAAATACGTCGGTCGTTCCTATACCGGAGAAGAAGATTTTAACGTGACCTACCATCCTGGGGTAAATTATGAATACTCTGAGGAGATAGACCTACGCTCACTATCTGGTATGGAAATACAGGAATCGTTAAAGATAACGTATTCATAAGGAGGATGCAATGAAAGAATTAACAGATTTACAAAAGCACCTTATCGGTGCCGAGCTGCACGGACATTGTAGGATCGATTATACAGACCCGATAACAGGAAAAGTGCTGGAGCGTATTGAGGGCGACAATCACGTATTCATGGATCAGTTTATGGCTCAGAGCTTTCAGAGCCAAGCACTATCCTCCGCCCTTCTAATTACAAATGGAGAAAATGAACTTGATACGGACCTTCCTTGGCTGCCTGGAACGCCTATAGGTTATGGTACGCCATCATCAGAGGCTACAGGAATATATCAAGGCTCTTTCCGTCAAGTTGACAGCTACAGAAACAGAATTACACAGCAAGGTGTAACAAGCCTTTATGTGTATGACTTCCTTACAACGCAGATACCGGATGTTATTAGGTACGTTGGACTTACTGCAGCCGGTCAAACTGGTGTAAACACAACCCCTTTTACCTATCGTTGGCCGAGAGATAACTGTAACGGCATTTATGATATAGAGCGTAAAGTTCTATTCTTTGGTGGTACCTGCTCCCTGTCAAATAATGCGGGTGGGGACGGCAACTTATATATTTACAAGATTTTGAATGAGCCTACTGCGGTTGCAGAAAAAATAGACTTGTTTGCATTATGCGAAAGACCAGATAACTATTGGACGTTTGATGAAGGGTACGACTACATATATGACAGAAGTTATCAGGCAACATGGGGCTATGATTATGAAAATCAAACTATAGTTCTTAAATTGATGAGGTATTGTGTTCAGAGAATTTGGAGAGACGGTTCTTACCACTATAAAACAAAATTCAAGGACGATTTTTGGGTTATAAGCAAAGACTGCACCGAAGTTCTTAAACACTTTCAGTATAAATGGGATATGGACGACACCACAAGTTACCATTCATGGCAGTATGATTATCATTTCTGGACCGGCAATGGGTTCCCTTCTTACGTAAGACTGTATGGGGATAAGCTGTATGGATTTTCTCAAACAGCCCCGGAGTATGGTGCTACACAATACAGCAACGTATTTTATGTGTACCAGTACGACATCACAACTGGAGATATTTCTTACGAGAGATACAACACAGGCCATAATGCAAGCCACCCACTGATGTCAACCGCATATACATTGTACTGCTATAAAGGGTATACATTTTCAAGTTGCAACAACAATAGGTATAGCGCAAGTTATGGTTTTACCTCTACCCTCATGGGCGTTAATCCTATGTATGACGTATATACAGACGATTTTTACACAAATTGTCCGGTTGCGAATTACTACTACAGTAATGATGGATTGTATCTAATAGAAAAGGGCCAGACCTCTGTATATGGAAAGACGTGGAATTTGAAACCGCCTCTTGGCGGAAATGACAGAACAAGCACGATGTCTATGCCTTTTGCATATACAGCGTACCAGTTACCGTCGGATGCCCCTGTACGACCTGAGAACTCGGCCGTAACAATCGCATACGGCTTAACAGTCAAGTGGTAAGGAAGGAGTGATTAAACATGGCAGATACCAAAATATCAGAGCTTGCGAGTGCTACTTCCCTCGCCGACGGCGATATACTTTGTGGAGTTAATCAGGGAAGTACAAAGAAGTTTTCTCTTTTAAGAATTAAAGAGTTTTTTCAAAAGACTTTTGACGGCTTATATGCTGCTAAGGAGCATAATCACAATAAGCTATCAAATGGTGCTTATGACGTAAATATCCCGTCAACCATTAAGAAAAATGACTACTTTATGCTGCAGTCTGAAAAGACGGCGGACAATATCAGTTATTCAAACACGGCGTCAAAACTCATGGCAGAGAATACCCAGGATGCCATTGATGAGGTATATAATACAGCGTCCACCGCAAAGAAAACGGCGGATGCGGCAAAGGAAGTCACGGACAAGGCTATAACGACGGATAACGTCGGTGCCGCGGACGGAGTTGCCGGTCTTGGGTCAGATGGTATTGTACCAGTAACACAGTTGCCTACATTCGTTACGGGTGTAACCGTAACTGTAGAGAATATGACTATCTGCATATCAGCAGAAAAATCAAAATAAGAAGGAGGAATAAACCTATGGTAGCAGTAAGCACAAGAGCCATTGGAAAACGTGAAGATGGCAAGCAGATCATTGAGGCCGTAGTTGTCTCAGATGAAACACCGGCAGAATTACCGGTTACCGGAGATGGTATTTCTGGCATGAGTGCGGATGATTGCTTTGCGCCGTTCTCTGTACTCTACAT